TAGCACGCGAAGAAGATTCAGTAATTCCAGCTTCAGCCAATCCTGCTTGCGCCTTCATCAAACGTTCACGCAAAGATTTATCCAAAGTCTGGGACTTATACCAATCAGCCTCAGCATCATTAAGAGCAGCAGCCGAACGCTCACGCTCACGCTGAGCATCTTTCAACTGAATATCCGCATACGCAGAAGGATCACCAGACAGAGCAGCAAGACCACCACCGGAACCAGTAGCAACCGGAGAATGTCCAGACGGAGCACCACCACTGGAAGTGGGAATAGTAGCAGAAACACCAACTCCAGACTGGCCAAGAACAGCAGCAGGATTCAAACCAGCAGACAAATTACGCTCAAGAACAGCAGAAGGATCATTATACGCATTCTGATAATCAAACATCTGCTTGTCATGAGACAACTGATATTCCGCAGACTTGGACATTTGTTCAAGGGCATACTGCTGCTGCAATGCCATTTCCTTTTGCTTATACTTCCAATTACGACGAGCAGAAATTCCACCGAACAAAGCATCAGCAAAACCAGCACCAACAGAAGAACCAGCAGAACTGGCTGCATTCATACCTAACGCCTGGCCCATCTGAGCAGCAAAAGAAACAGGAGGCATACTACGGAAGCTTTAAATTAGACCTAAGATCAACTTCAACAGTATCGCAATGAATACCGGAAGAACGATAAACAACCTTACGAGTACATGAAGCTGCAAAATAAACAGATAAAGCCGTAAGAATGGAAATCAACAGTGTCCAAAAACTTTTCTTACGATAAAACGGTACCTTTTCCATAACAAAACAACAATAAGAAACCATAAGAAAATACGCTATCGAAACCGCAATTCGATATCCAAATTTGATGTTCAAAGCAAACACCAAAATCGGTCCGCGCACATATCATATATCATCAAGTAAAGGGATATGTAATTTTCTTTTAAAAACAATAAGTTTATACGGGCAGCACGCCGACTCCGTCGACATAAAGTGCTAATTATCAAGGTGCTAAACGCTATCTGCGATGCGAGGCAGGAAAGTGGACAAGGAACCGAAGGGAATACCTAAATACTCCCTTCGAGAACCCTAAACCATACTAATCCTCTTTATCCGGCTTAGCATTCGAAGACGAACGCTGCCGTTCAAGAAAGTCATCAATAACACCCTGTCCACTCTCCAAACCATCAAACTTGTCAATCCGTGAAAACGAATTCGGGTCAAAATCCAACGGTGGATCATAATCTTCACCTTTACGAAAATCAGAATCCGACGCCTGAACATCCGGACGACCAGGCAAAACATCTACAGAACCGGAACCATTCAAAACAGACATAATCCGCTCACCACGAGACCTATATTCCGGAAGGTCTTCAATCATATACTCCAACATATCAACGACTAGATAAACGAGTTGCAAAAGACTTGTTTACAAGATTCTTAACAACTACCTTGTACGACATATTAATAAAGAAATTATCCTCCATATCGGAAGAAAAAGGGTTATTGACAGTAGCCAAATTAGTAAAAAGCATAGAAGGACTAACTTCATTCGGATTTGACGACAAACCTATAACATAAAAATCTCGCTGCTGCACCCAATAAGACTGAAGCGGAACAGAAGCCTTGGGAGTAAGAGTAGACTGCAAAGAACCTAACACCTCATCATAGGAGGAGCGGAATTCATTATAACACGGCTCCTTGGCCAAAGTAATACTCTGAGACGTCGTTCCGGACTGCCAACCATAACCAAGACGCCAGAAAGGAACGTCTTGATAACCAATATCATTATAAATCGGATTAAAATAATCGGGACCACGATACTCCAAATAATCGGGACGTACACCGGTCCAGAAATAAACAGGTCTAATGGTCAGCATATCAAAGATATAACCTGGCTCCTTAAAATAATAAGTCTGTTCTCGTCCAAGCACAGTGTTAAACGCAATAGAACCGCCCATCTGGCCAAGTGCAGCAGATTCACCACCTGCAAAACCAGACTGGCCGGCCTGATTCATAACAACCTGGCTGTTAACCGTAACGGAAGAGCTAAAAAGAAGCTTCGGACGATCCACATGTTCGATCTTAGAGGCAAAGAACGTATAAAGCCAGTCGGAAAAACGAGAACCGGAAGCACCGATAAGATCTTTATACTCCTGCAAACGTGTCGCAACAGCAAGCTGCGGGATAGTCTTTACACCTGTAAAATCAACATCAGAATTAGAATCACCCGGAGGCATAAGACGACTGAAACGATCTGGAGAACTTGGACAAACAGCCATAGGATGCGCTGCCAAAAAAGGAACGTTCAACGTAGCAGCAAAATAAACCTTAGCGGGAACATTAGTATCGGTACCTGTACCATTATTCCATTCAACCTTAGGTTCCTGAACAGCATAAGCATAAGCCGGAACATTAAAATTCATAGCCTGCGGAAACATCTGAACCAACTTCGAAAAATCCGGAGAAGCAGCAAAAGTATCCGTATTAAACAAATCAGAACGAAGAATCTCTACAAACAAATCAGAACGATTCCAAGACAACTCATCGCGATCAGCGGCAACCTTCCTATCTCTCGGATAAAACATCGTCTCGAAGTAATGATCCAAAAACTCCAAGTTACCATAACGCTGCCAAAAATAAGAAGCTTGCGAACGATACTCAACCTTCGACACAGAAGAGGTAGAAGTAGTATAAAAAACAGGCCGATACGTTCCGGGGTGGGCGAAAGAAAAAACACCCCAGGAGGAGTACGAGTAATAATTGCGGACAATATCCCAGTAACCTAAGTAAGTATCTGCATTCACAGAAAGAAACTTAGCACTCGTTTTAGTCAAAGTACCCGAAGTAGTCAAAGTCTTAAGGGGATAATTGACTATCGGACTATTAGCAATACGAAGCCAAGACATCAAACTATTAGGAAGTGCAGCACGATGATTAAACGGCATGACCTGACTGAAAAAAGCAGAAGTACCGGAACGCGGATACATTAAAGTAGTATAACCTACACTACCTGTATTATCTACAGCACTAGGAATAAAGTTATACGTCAAATCATTCATATCGAACTTAGACGAATTGACACGCATCTCCGGATGATACAACTGCAAAGGAACCCAGAACCGATGCAGCCGAAGCACATAGGGGTTGAACGATGGAACACCCAAGGGATTTGAACGGACATCAATACCTTGATGCAAAGTAACTCGATCACGAGCATTGACAAACTGAATACGCACCGGATATATAATACCCGGCGTAACAGAAAACGCCTTGTTCTCAGGCATATCATACCGAGAATAACCATTCACGGAATGAGAAATAAAAGGCTGTTTACCCATAAACTATTTTATTAAAAAAAGGATTAGAAGAACTAACACCAAAACAATCTACCCAAAAATCAATAACATCAGGAGTTACCGAAATAAAACGCTGCGGAAACTTTACCTTACTCAAAAACTCCCGAAGCTTCACAAGGCGCGAAAAACCTGCTTTAACGACACGGGAAAAGGAGGTGGGACTAAGGACCCGTTCAGCAACTTCTCGAAGAAATCCAAGAGCCAAAAAACTGCCGAAAACACTAGCATAGGTCCAAGCAGTAGAAATTTTACGAAAAAGTAACGCATCTTGAGAAAGATACTTATCGTAGTAGCGAGGGATACGGTAACTATAAACATTACCGGTCTTAAAATCAGTGTAAGACCATAGACCAGAAACAACACCGGGAGCTTTAAAGTCGCCCAAATAATCACCAACACCCGGTGAAATAAATTTACGATGATACCTACGATTCTGAAGAAAGTCATAAAGATTAGTTTTTAATTGACCTACAGTAATAGGAAGAGACTTCGCAAAAGCAGCAGAACTCTCATCCATATAAACAGACTTGCCGACATACTTCACAACATACCGAAGACGCTTATCCGTAATAGATGAAATCCAAACAAAACCTAAATCCTTAACAGCTTCACGAAGAGCATTATAAGAATAAGAAAGATCCCAAAGAACGCCATGAAAATGAAGACGAGGCTCACGACCTTGCTCCGGATGTGTTCCAAATTCTTGAAAAACAGCATGTTTAATGGAATGACCAAAACGACGGCGAATACGTTCAAACCACATACGGATAAAAAAAGAAGGATCTTGCAAAGCACTATCGTAATACTCCGGAGCTATCGTAATCGTAACAAAGACTGAATTACGATGCAAAGACTTCTGATACTTGGTTTCACGCTCCAAACGAACATACCAATCATTGCGCTGCTGACGCAAACACTCCTCACAACGACCACAAGGAACCATAATACGTTGAGTAAAATAATCCCAAGGCCGATTCATCAACAAAACCTTCCTATCAGTCAAGCCAATAGTCCGAGAACTATAAGCTCGATTTCTTATCCAAATGGGAGAAAGACACATCCTTTATATCAAAATAAATACCAGGATACTTTTCTAACATAAAACGGAGACAAGCAGAAGCTTGCTTAAAAGTTCGAAAACGAGAGATTACAATAAAACGCTTGCCTATACGCTTCCTAACAAAGAAAGGCGCATAGGCAAGCTCAAAACGCTGATAATAATCAGAACTCATAGAACCTTTCCACATAAAGGACGAACAACAACTTTCCGACCTCCTTTACCTCTAGACTTCTTCTTCCTGCTCATACTTAGACAAACTATCTTCATCAACATTAATCAAAAGCAAACCTTGCATCTGAGCAGAAGCAGGCAAAAGCTTAATACTAAAAACAGATGCACCGGAAGCCAAAGAACGAATGAAACCTGCAAGCTTCGTATCAGGCAAATAAAAACATCCTTGAGGCAAGAAAACAGAACTAAAATCCAAAAACTCAGAAAGCTTAGAAGCCTCAAAATCCAAAGAAGAAAACGGATCATACTTCGTAAAGGATGCTTCTGGATTATCCTTGCCAAAGGAAACCAAATAACCTCCATTCGCAAGAGGATAATTTGAAATCAACACCGAAACAATCGTTTCAAGACCAGGAACAGAAGACTTCTGCGTTTCTTCACTAATAACATTTGATAACATAATAGAATAAGATTTAAAGTTCAAAAGCGAATATAAGCATAAAGAAAATAACTTCCAAATTATTAACGACGAAATTGACGACTGGTTGTAGAAGTATGCTTAGTCCAACCTCCACCAACAGGATTAGGAACTAAATCCTCAGTAACATCCTCTAATCTCTGAACAGGAGGAGCTGAAGACAAAACCTTTGCTCCTGCAACATGTCCAACAGCAGAAATAGCTCCACTAACAGCAGTATTAACAACACTATAACCAAATCGATTCTTCTCAGAGCGAAGATCCCAACGATTAGTATACATATCATATTGAAAATCCTGCAAATCAAGTTTCATATACTCTTTGCGAATTTCCTTGCCGGTCATCTCAATAGTACGCTCAACCTTTCCCTTCTCATTGATAATAGGAACTTCAACCTTCGTATTCCAATTCACGTCAAACCAATTCTCCAAATCATCTGCCGTCAATTCATTCACACGGGACAGCTGATCCTGATTAGAAGCAGAAGACTTCAAATAAATAGCCCGAGCAGTCAACAACTGCAATTCTGCTTCAATTTGATCATCAATATAACCGGTACGAGTCTTAAGCTGATAATATTCTTCCTTAGCCTTGCCAAGATTAGCCTTAATCAACTCAAAATTATAACCAAAAGCAGCATCTTTCAACTCGTTATCAATAGAATAGGACAAAGTTATAGCAGCATTCAATTTAG